GATGAGGATTCCGATGATGAGGATTCCGATGATGAATCTGACACTCAAGAGCTAGAAGTAATAGAATTATCAGAACAAATGAATGGAATTTCTGATAAACATATTAAAGTGATTCAATTAGAAAGTGATAATTTAGAAGAAGTAAACTCTTTAAAAATTGATAAATTACCTGAAAGTTCTGATGACGACTCTGATCACGACGATGACGATGATGATGACGATGATGACGATGATAACGATGATGACGATGATCTGAAACAACCATTAGAATATACAGAGACATCTTCAATAGCACAACAATTGAATATTATTAAACCAGTAACAGTTGATTATAAAACAATGAACGTCAATGCTTTAAGAGAATTAGCAGAAGGTTCTGGACTAATTACGCAAGGAGAGAAAAGAAATAAAAAGGATTTAATTAAACTGTTAGAGGATTCTAAATAATACATTTTTCTCTCATATAATATATAAATGAGTTGGGGAACTTGCTATCAAGGATCAAACAACATTCACTTTGACTTTCCTCCTATTATGATGGATGGAAGAAATTTTGCAAAATGGCAACCTGGAGCGGTTATTAATGAAAAAATCAGAGAAGATAATAATATAACATCCAATTGGAAATATAGACAATATTTAACAGAAAATGCCGATACTGTTATTCAAGCGAATCAAATAGAAGCGTGTGATAATTGTTGTTATTGTCCTACTTCACAAACAAGCGAATCTACACCAGATTCACCCTTTTTATATAAATCGTGTGTAGATAAGTCACAACCATTTGGATACGAAACAAGCGATTTAAAAAACCTGTACTTATCTTCTTATGAACTTCAATGTAGAATGGTTGCACCTGTAATTACACAAGACCAAATATTGAAACAAAAAATTCATAATCCTAATTAATTTAATAATTTAATATATTTTGTAATATAAAATTATTTATCAGTTTAAAAAGTATTCAAATGTTATACCAGATGAACGTATTAAGTATTGATGTTGGAATTAAAAACTTGGCATTATGTGTATTTAACGTTGAAAGTAAAGACAATTATAAATTATTAGATTGGACTGTCGCCAATTTATGTAAAGAAATACATATAAAATGTAAATGTGGAAAAAATGCTAATTATAAATTTGAAGATAAATTCTCGTGTAAGAAACATATAAAAGAAACCAATATACCAATAATTCCAACAGAATTGGAATTAAATAAACTAAAAAAGATGAAAATAGTAGAAATAAGAGAATTATTACAAAGTAAAAACATAGAATTTGATAAAAAACAAAGTAAAATATTATTATTTGACTATTTGCAAAACTATTTAGAAAAAAAATATTTTATACCATTTTCAAATAAGGTAAATACGAATGATTTAACTTTAATAGAAATTGGAATTAATTTGAAAGAAAAATTGGACGAATTATATAGTGATATTAAAATAGATACAGTCATTATTGAAAATCAAATAAGTCCAATTGCAAACAGAATGACAACCTTACAAGGAATGATTGCCCAATATTTTATTATGAAGAATGTAAATGATATACATTTTATTTCAGCGGCAAATAAATTGAAAGATTATATATCTACCAAGACAACATACGCCGAGAGAAAATCAAAAGGAATAGAAATATGTGAAGAATTGTTAATAAATAACGAACATTTTTCCAGTAATTTAGAGATGTTTAATAACCATAAGAAAAAGGATGACTTAGCCGATTGCTTTTTACAAGGAATATGGTTCTTGAAAGACAAGATAATATATAATTAATGTGTTTGATTTAAAATTATCTTGTCTAATTAATTAATAATGAATAGTCCAGAAATTATTGATATTAGTTCTTTAGATACAGGAAAAACTATAAACATTAATAACAGTGTCAATGATAGTGGTAGTAAATCAGCAAATTTTGGAATGGGAATTGAACTATTAATGAATGACAAAAAGAAAAGTTCGATGGGTAGTGCTGGATTATCCTCGGATATTGACATTAATGATTTAAATAATTTAGAAGACGAATTAAACGATCTAACTGTTGGTTCAGGGAAAAGTATGAAAGATGCTAGAAGTGATATGTTTTCTGGTTCTTTCAAAATAAATGAAGATGATCATATGGATGATGATATTTTAAATATACCTTCATCAGAACCCATTAATTTAGGTACATCAACCAAAAATCAAAGTGAAGAAGAAAAAAAGACTTGGGACGGTTATGGAAAATTCAATAATGTCCCGATCAATCCAGACATCCATAAGGTTTCGAGTGAACCCCAATTGAACAAAGAAGAATCGCTTAAAGAAAAGTTTAGATATTTACAAAAATTAGAGGAGCTTGAAAAAAAGGGAATAAAACTTACAAAGAGATACGATATGGAGTCTAATTTAATGGAAATGAGAGGAGAATATGAAACCATTGTAGCTGAAAAGGAAAAGAAAAACTCTGTAAAATTCCAAGGAAAAATGTTAATGGCTGCTATTACTGGTTTGGAATTTTTAAATACCAGATTTGATCCATTTGATGTTAAATTAGATGGTTGGTCTGAACAACTCAATGAAAATATTGACGACTATGATGAAATTTTTGCAGAGCTACATCAAAAATATCAATCAAAAGCATCGATGGCACCTGAACTTAAATTATTATTCCAACTTGGTGGTAGTGCTATGATGGTTCATATGACAAACTCAATGTTTAAATCTGCAATGCCTGGTATGGATGATATTATGCGACAAAATCCCGATTTAATGCAACAATTTACCAGTGCTGCTGCCAATACCATGGGACAAAATAGTCCTGGACTCGGTGGGTTTATGAATATGATGAATGGTGGATCTCAACAACCACAACAACCACAACAACAACAACAACAACAACGACAAATGCCCAGAGAACAACCACAATTTAATCAACAAACTAGAGGAGCACCTCCTGCTCCAGTAGCAACACAAGGACCCAATTCAACACCACCACCGATTAGAGCTGGATATGTTCCATTATCTAATCGACCCGATATAAACGCTAGTCGTAATATTCCCGTATCTGAACAATCCAGACGACCTGAAATGAAAGGTCCATCCGATATTTCGAATTTACTATCCGGTCTTAAGGTAAATAAAACAGCTGTTAATATTCAAAACGATAATGACGATAAAGGAAGCACCATTAGTATTAGTGAATTAAAGGAAATGCAAAACGATAATATTCCACTAAGAACTAAACGCAGAAAGTCGGAGAAAAATTCTATATCATTAGACATTTAAATAATCATTAATAATAAATAAATAAATATTATTTAGTATTAATAAAATTTACCAATGGTCTATAATTCTATTTGTTTTATGTATGTATATTATATTAATGAACCCGATTATTATACCTCTATTTATTGCATTAGTAATTATATTACATCATTATAAAAAACATTCTTCTAATCCAAACTTTACTCTACTAGAAAAGTTTGTACAATTTGATGATATTAACAATCATGAGACATGGGTATTATTTTTCATTGGAATATCTGTAGGAATGTTAATAATGAAATATTTGTTATACACCAAATACAATACAAAACAATATTCAAAGGCGTAATCTCCGAAAAAATTGAAGTTAAATGGTATAAATATCAACAATACAATTATAATTACAATGTCTGAAACTGGAATAAATATTGCGAAAAAAATGTCCGATACATTGGATAAGACGAAAGAGAAGGCTGTCAAATCGAAGGAGAAGGAAGAGAAGGCAGTCGTCAAAGCGAAGGAGAAGGAAGAGAAGGCAGTCGTCAAAGCGAAGGAGAAGGAAGAGAAGGCAGCCGTCAAAGCGAAGGAGAAGGCGAATAAATTAACTAATAATCAATTAGCTGTTAATAAATTATTCAACCCAACCGAAGATGGTATTTCTGAATGGGTAGAAGTAGTTGATATTGAAAAATCGTCGTTAAATTGGTCATCTAATGGTAATCAAAGACACGGGATTTACTTCTCAGACAAGCGATTTATATGGGAACAAGAGCCAAAGAATGGTAGTAAAATTAAAAAACTCAGGACAACTGGTTTGAGTGACGGTTATTTGTACGGAGCAAGTAGACCTATTCGACAAGATATACATAAGTTTTATAAAGAAAACGGTAGATGTATTGTATGTGGCAGTAATTCGGATTTAGTAACGGATCATAAAAACGATTTGTATAACGATCCAAGAGTATTAGATAGTAAAACCCAAACAAAAGACGATTTTCAATGTTTATGTAATCATTGTAATTTACAAAAAAGCGCAGTAGAACAAAAGACAAGAGCCAGTGGAAAAAGATATGGCGCTACAAATATTCCCATGCTTACCGGATACGGAATTGATTTTATCAGTGGAGATGAAACATATGACAAAAATGACATAAATGCTATGGTAGGAACCTTTTGGTATGATCCCGTAGAATTTATGGAAAAAATAAAAATAAAAATGTAAAATAAAAATATATAATTATCTTGTTCACCTCTTTCTACTTCAATAACTCCATAACCTTATCATAATATTCTGTTGAAATTTCGCAACCCAAAAACTGTCTATTTGTATTTTTTGCTGCAATTGCTGTAGTTCCCGCTCCCAAGAATGTATCCATAACTACATCGTTTTCGTTGGAATGTTTTGAGATCAAAGCTTCAAATAATTTCAAACTTTTTTGTGTCGGATGAAACCGATTTTTACCACCTTGAAGTGGAAAATGATAAATGCCATTATCATATTTACTATTGAATGTAGGTTTGCCACCTTTTACAGCAAGTAGTGCTATTTCTCGACAATTTGTTAGATAATTGACATTTGAATTTAATGGTTGAGGATTCGTTTTGATCCATTCGATAAATCGAATCTGTTTAAATTTATACTTTTCAAATAGCTCTTTTAACTGTGAAATTTTCCATATGTCAAAGAACATAATTAGAGTTCCACCTGGACGAAGTTTTTTATAGTATTCCGATACAAATTTCTCTAACATATCCATAGTAAATTTACTATCCCATTCTCCATAATCAGTCTTGACGCAATATTTTTTCCCGTAAATACTTCCATATTTCATATAATTAACTTTATTTGAGTCATCGTCTATTTGGTTGTTCGCCTTATAAGTATTCCATTCATCTTCTGTTTTAACAAAACCAACCTTATTTTCTTCATTATTTTTTACAGTATTATAATGTGTATTCATTCCTGAATCTCTCGAAATAATATATGGTGGATCTGTTAATATTAAATCAACTGTTTTATCTGTAATAGTTGATAAATATTGCAATCCATCTGTATTTTTAACATCTATACTATCACTTGAAATAATTTTATTTTCATCTTTAGTAGGTGTGTTCATTATGATTATATATTAGTATTAATGATAATATTTAAATTCAATTTTTATTTAATAGATGTATTCTATTACATAAAAAATATCCAATAACAACTATATTTAAGTTTTTTTTGTACCTCCGTCATATATATATCCGTGACCTTCATCAATCATTATTTGATTGATATGTTCGTTTGTACGATATATATATAAATCACCTAATAAACGTCCATATTTATCAAACTGTAAACAGTCTATACGAACACATTTTTTGGTTAATTCTTGTAACCGCTGTTTTGCTAATTTAGCATTTACAATTATATCTGCTCTATTTTCAATATTTAGTCGAGGTTTCATTTCTGGAGAATCATATCCATTACATCGACATTTGAATTTACGCATTTTACCATCCCATTCAAACATAACAGTGCATGTATCGCCATCATATACATCTATTACTCGACACATTGTACTATATCCATTTAAAGTAAATACTGGAATTGTAATATCTGTTTTATTTAGTTTATATCTTTTATAATAAGAAGCACACGAAAGCATTGCCATATTACCCATTACAGTATATTTATACTCTTCTATTTAAGTAAGTATGTATATCAATTATTACAAACTAACGATTATAAATAGAACTGATAATATTATCTGCAAAATAATATATTCCCATCAACGACATAATCGATCCTAATATATATTTAAACTCATCTGTAATATCATACATTGGATTTATTTCATTAACTAAATGTAAATAATCGAAATCAATCGTATTTAGATGAATTGGATTGTATTCCATTAAGGATTCTTCGACTGCTTCTTTTGAAATAATAGTATATTCGTTCATTTTATATGAATGGCACATAAGTAATATACATATCACATCTAATAAATAATAACTTCAATTATATTTAAAATTGATATAAAAATTTAAATATAATTAAAAGAAACTGAAATATGAGAAACTATATCTTAATAGATGGAAGCTATTTTGTATTCTATAGAGTATTTGCACTACAAGTGTGGTGGAAGAATGCAAAACCAGATGAAAAATTGACTAATCCATTTACGAATGAAAAATTTAAAGACAAATTTATCGATACATTCCTTTTAAAAATACTGGAGATTAAAAAGAAGCTTAAAATGATGGATGCTATTGTTATAGTAGGTAAAGATTGTCCACAACAACAGATTTGGAGAAAGTCATTTTACCCAGAATACAAACTAGGAAGAAACCAAGAGAAGAATAAAGAAGCTAATATATCTGATTTCTTTCGATTGACATACGAAAGAGATTTATTTACAAAAGCTGGAGCTCATCATATCGTACAACTAGACAAATTGGAAGCGGATGATTGTCTAGCAATCACATCCAAGTATCTATATCACAAATATCCTGATGCAAACATAACTATAATAACAAGCGATCATGATTATATTCAACTATCAAATGATAGAATTAACTTAATGAACTTAAAATTCAAATCACTACTAGATTCAAAAGCATACAGTGGTGATCCAAAGAGAGATCTCTTTTATAAAACAATATTAGGCGATAAAAGTGACAATATTGATGGAGTTTTTGATAAATGTGGAAAAAAAACAGCTGAAAAATGTTTTGATAATAAAGAATTCTTTTTTGAAAAATTGAGAAAAGAAAATAAAGTCGATAAATTTATTCGCAATAAACGATTAGTAGATTTTAATGAAATTCCTGCTGTAATCGCCGAAATATTTTATAATGATATACTAACTGAATTCTAATGGATGATGAAGATATTTATGTTGTAATTATCATAAACAGTATATATGTTAGATGGGAGATATTTAATATAACAGATACGATGGAAGATTTATATAATTTATTAGAAAACAAATATAATACTGGAAAAAGTATTATAGAAATTGGCGATCTATTTTTTTCGAAATCGTTAAAAGGCAATCTGTATGATATTGCAATTAATAACTCAATAACAGCAAAAGTATCTACAAAGAATAAATCATATATCTTGTCAAAAGATATTGATTAAATATAACCATCTGCTTCATTTAAGCTAATTGGCAAATCATTTTTTATAAAATGACATATCCCATCATAAGTCCATTTAACTTGTATCGTTTTAATTTCAACACCGTTTTTATGTGCCTTGTATACTGCCTCTTTATATATTAAATCTATATTGGAGGTTTGGAAATGTTTAACATCATCTCGTTGGACAATAAAACATAAAATTGCTCTAACATTCCCATTACTTGTAGTAGCAATATGTTCTAGTTCTTGAATATGCTTTAATGCCCTGGGACTAACAACGTCAGTGTTTTTTTTTCGGTACCCATCTGGGAAATATGATATTTTTTGGTCAAATGATTTATTATTATTATTATTGGTGTCGTATAGTTTTTTATCCTTCTTTGACATATCTACATAATCTGCAAGCGGAACATTTTTTATTTCCATCACAAATGGTTTCCCAGTAGAATCTTTTCCAGCAAAATCGAATCGTGAATTTAAAATTGGTACTTCACGATGATATGACATAACATTTGTCAAATTTAATATACAGTTATTAATAAGCGATTGTTCGGCAATGGTTTCTCCCAATTTAGGATTTATTCCAATAATAACATTATGTTCTCCTTCTGAATACAATGCCAATTGAATTGTATGTGAACATTTTTGTTTTTTTTTCTCGTCTACTTTTGTCATAATTATGGTGGAGCCTTTATCGGCCAATCCACAACATCCCAACGATGGTGAGTGACCCATTACACGATTATTTTCATCGTCAATTAATTTTACATCTGCTACATATGGTGTTTTGCAAAATTGAGAAGGTCTTTTTATAATTTCACCTAGAACCGGTTTTGTAAATTGTATTAATTTGATGGTCATTTTTAAGTTTTCGATTTATATAAAATAACAAGATCAATTTTATTTTATGTACTTACGTTATAATGAAAAGAAAACTAGAATATATTGGATTTATATCGGTAATATTAGGGGTTATTTCATTTTATTCGTTAGTATATCATAATTATATATTACAAGATACAACAAGTGTATCACCAATATGGTTGGGTATGAGTGTTATAATTCAAATACTGTGGTTAATATATGGAATAACAAATAATATAAGACCAACCCTAATAAGTTCTCCGTTATTTATAATTGGTCTACTGTATTTAATTTATTTAAAAATAAAACTAGAAACAGATATAATTTAATAGGTTCATTTTTTTTTGTTTTCCGAAATCTCTAATGGTCTTTAGTTTTTCTTCTGGTCATTTTTCTTCTGGTCATTTTTCTTCTGTTAGTTTTTCTTTTGTTAGTTTTTCTTCTTTTAACACCTCCTATAGATACACTATTCTCACGTCTAGTAGGATTTAATGACGGCATAGTATGCGATCCCCAAGCAGGGACAATCGTATCCATACCCATTTCAGCCAATAATCTATTTAAATTATCCAGATCAGTATCGTCTATAGAGTACTTAAAATCACCTGTATCAAAAACACCCATCATTTCTGCTGCTTGAAAAATTTCGTGTATAGAATGATTATAAGGAACCATATATATTATATTCGCCAACACTAATAATTTTAAATTAATTCCATTGAATAATTTTGCCATTATCGTAAACATCATTACATGTCCTGATAAATTGCTTACAACATATTTATTATATCGCTTAAGCATATTAACATAAAAACTAGTTGGACTCTTTTCCTTCATATAACAATATGGAGGTGTCCATGGTGGATTGGTATATAACCCATCATTATTTTTAACTAATTCTTTACCTTTACTTTTTATAAAGCGTTGTTCCCTTTGTGATAGTTCTGGAAAAAGTGGATATTTTGAATATGTATTCGTCATACAATTAGTAGCCATATCGGTTGTATTTTTAACGAAACTAGATGCCAGTCGATTTACATAATTATCTGATGGTAATTTAATAACATCTTGATACGGAATACCGTAAACCAATGGATGCCATAACCAGCAAAGTGTAATAGGTGATGGTGTTGGATTAGTTAGATATTCACTTTGAATAAGTTTATATAATTGTTCTGTTTTACCAGGAATACATCTGACAGGCTGAGAACCTTGAATATCTCTGTAACACTTATTCGTTTCTTTTATATTAAATCCTAGAATATTTTCAACAAGTTTTACTGATTTTGCTATATTATCTACATTTAACATGGGATATTTTTTTTCAAATACATCATATTTACCTTGTGAAATAGATTCACTCAATTCAATTAAAATAGAAAACATGAAACAATCATTTTCTTTAGATTGAAAATTTTTTAACATTGACATTTTTTCTCTAATGTTTAGACTTGGAATAAAAATATCAGTTAATTCATTTAGTGTTTTAATATGTGTGTATCCTGTTCCTTGAATGAATATCATTGGTATACCAAGTTGTCCTTGCTCATTTATATAATCTTTAAAAAACACATTTTTGATAAATTTTAACTTATTCATTGCTGATTCTGGGTGGTTATTATATGCTAAAATCAAATCTATTTGTAAATAAATAATTTTTAGAATTTCGTCTTCAATCACCTTTTTATTTTTTCTTGATTCAAATAGTGCTCTAGCAATTGCGTAATTATATCCGATTGAATCGGTTGGGGGAACATTTACACTCATCTAATATATTGAGATATTTTATCTGAAATATAGGTTTTAATTTCATCGATTGTAATAGTAACCTCCCTTTTATAAATATGTAACATGTAAGCTACACTATAACCTAATAAATACCCAGCAGCTACTTGTATTAGATTATGACAACCTTTCATAATCCTAGCATATGCTACTAACAGAACAGGAATGTTATATTGTATAATATTTTTGAAATCTAAGTCATCATGTCTTAACAATAAAGAAGACATTAAAAATGATATAGCTGTTACGTGTCCTGATGGAAACCCTGATTTATGATCTACTAATCCACCTGTATTAAATAAATTACAATCTGTAGCACCATTTGGACGTTTAAAAATAGGAGGAAACCAACCATAAGTGATTTCTTTAAAAATATTATGAAGTAATATACAAAACATACACCCAATTATTAGTACTATATCCATACTAAACATAAAATATAAATTTGCAAATAATGAAATCAATGATATTAAATCGTATATAGAGTCTATTTTAATAAGCATGAACATGAATATGAGTTATATAATAATTTGATAAAATATTATATAATTTGCTTTACTAACTATGTGGATTTTTATTTACTATTGCTATTGCTATTGCTAAAAATATTTTTTACTTTTCGCCCGTTTACTTTTATTTTGTTTTTTATTACCTTTTTTTCTGCGAGTTTTACCACCAACAGAATTAATTGGTATTGTTGTTGGTATTGCTGTTGGTATTGTTGTTGGTATTGCTGTTGGTATTGTTGTTGGTATTGCTCTTGCTCTTGCTCTAGATCTAGATTTATTTTTTACTATTGGTGGTGTTTTATCAACAGGAAATGTAGAAATAGGTGCGGTTTTACCAGAGTTTTTGTTTAATCCAACCAACTTATTATATTCTTCAACAATGGCTGCCTTTTTTTGCACACATGATAGTCTAGTTGATTCTGTAAATGATAATTCACTACCCTTATGTAGATATATTTCAATAAATATTTCTGCTTGAGGTGCTTTTTTTCCGGAAATAGTTTTTAAGACATATTTATTATCCCATTTATAACTATTAATAACATATGGTGTAGAATTAAGCGTAAGCGAATTTCCTTTTTTGAAAAACAATTCTAGGATAAACTTAATATTATTATAAATAATTCCTTTTTCTTTAGCATTAGCAATAGTAATTGGTTTATATAAGTTTTTCTCTCGGAGTCGCGATATAAAATTATCTAGTTGGGTTGGGGATAGAAAAATCTTTTTAATATCATCTTCACCTAAATTGCTATCAAATAGCCCTCTGGTGATTTTTATAGAAGGTATAAATAATATATTTGGGAAATCTTTATAAATGGACGGATTAGACATGAATGGTTTATAATTTTCATTTTTAATAATGGAACCATCTACAGTAGAGGCTGTAAATGTTATTTTTAAAATATTGTCGCTAATAATTGTCTCTTTAGTATTCATCTTATATTATTAGTATATATTTATGTTAGATTTTGATAATAATTCATAAGAGTTTGATTTCGTTCCTTCTCCTTTTGTTTTTTAGCTTTTTCTAAGAGACTTATAGCTTTATTTATTTCAATATCATTTATTATACCATCATTATTAGTATCCAACTTTAAATATTGCTGTTTATTTGGTAAAATACATAAATTACTTTTAGCATTTAATAGAAAATCGGATAATATTACAAATACTGCTGTCAATATTAGAGCAACAATAATATCTCTTGTACTCATCCATGCCATTGAAAAAATTAATACTTCGCGAGCAATATTATATTTAATATATTGCTCCATAGAATCACTTAATTTTATTTCAACAAATCGTGAGCCTATATTTAACATTATCATAACTACACCAGTAAAATATTTACTGCTATTTAAAATACCTATTACATTAAATACATCCATAATTATATATATTAGTAACAGAAAATACTAATTACATATTTATCTACTTATTTAGTTTATCTAAATCCAAATATTTTTCCAAGTTCAGTAAACTTTGTATTAAAATGGTATGTTACTAATTCACGTATATCTTTAATACTTCTAACGTGTGGTCTAATAGTTTGTCTAAAATAAGTATTGAATCCTTCCTGATTATGTGGTGTAACCATTATTATAAATATAATAACAACTATTCCAGTTAATAATATTTTATTCATATAAAATATCATTTTATTATTATTATTATTATTATATTTATTCTGATTTAGTAATAGCCTTAGATCTATCTACCGGTTGACTATTAGAATCTACAGCTCTTAAATTCTCTTCAACTGTTATTTTTTCTTTAGACGAAATAATTTCAAAATCGCATTCATCATCACAAGGATTACATGATTCACCTGAAAAATTAATGTCTGGAAAGGCATCCTTTATTTGTTGTGGTGTTACTTCTTTATCATCTTTCATTAATTTACCATCTACACAAAATTTTTGCTTGAACATTTCTTTAGCAGAATCTTTAGAAGGTTTTAAATCAGAATCAGAATCAGCTTGAGAATCAGGATCTGATTCCTCATCAGGTTCATCAGAGTCTGTTTCATTGTTTTCCATACCTTCAGTTACTGTACTTGTTAAGGTGATTATCAATAACAGTGCTAATACTCCAGCTAAAACATGGTAATGAGAAGCAATAATTATAATTACTAGAATAGGTAGTTTGCCTAAAAGGGTTTTAAAATTTAAGAACATTCCTATATAAATTAATAAATAATATAATTTCACGAAGGTTATTTAAAATTTAATCTGTATTTTTTATAAGTAACTATGTCTTTAGCGATGTATGCATCTGAATTCAATAATAATGAAAATAATAATCCTATTCAAAAAAAAAGAGAAACTACTAGAAATAAGACTCTTAAAAGGAGGGAAGGATTTAAATCAAATCCTAAAGTTGAAGCTATGATGAAAAAAATTCACGACGATGAAGAAGAAGATAATGATTTAAGCGACTATCAACCATTGGGAAATCCTCAATCTGCTGCTGGAGAAAGAATGGAAAATAATGGAACTAATATGGATGAAATAATGGAGTCTCAACAAATGTTGCCTCCACATCAGCAGTCAAAACAATCAATTCAAGAAAATTTTACTCAATTACCAAGCGAATATGCTAAACAATATTACCAACAGTACGTGCCATATTTTAATCAAGGTTCAGACGATTCAACACCAACCGGGGTTAATAAAGATGACTTATTAACAAAAATGAATCAAATCATATACTTATTAGAAGAACAACAAGATGAAAGTACCGGACATGTAACCGAAGAATTAATATTATACTCCTTTTTAGGAATATTCATTATATTTATAGTTGATTCATTTGCCCGAGTTGGAAAATATGTAAGATAATTCGTTAAAGCGTACGATATTATTTGTATAATAATATCATAACCTATGGAAAATATTTCAATGCAAACCCAAGAAAAATCTCAATCCGACGACCAAACTAAAGAACAAGCCCCTAGTATTACAACTATTCCCATCACAGATGAAATTACTGCATTAAATGTACTTGTTCAATTCGCACATATCGCTCAAAAAAGAGGTGCTTTTAATATTCAAGAGTCTGCCAAACTTTGGGAATGTATTTCCAAATTCATGAAAACACCAAACTAATAATCTATAGCAAATAACTTAATTAAATTAAATAAGATATTTACTTTTACTCCAAACGTATATTTATACATTTATACATTTATTCAGGTTTTTGGAATACATATAAGTATTGATATTCCATTTGTGCCATTAATAAATCAACTTCTGCGTAAGCAATAAACCCAACCTCCTTACATTCAGAAATAATCTTTTGTTTGGGAGGAATCCACATTTTATGAATATTTTCTCTTACTTTTCCAGACCCAACACTAGTATCTTTAAATATTTCTCTAAATTGAACAAAATCATTTGGAAATGTTTGAAAATCCGATTTATAATCGAAATTATTAAATACAACAGTTGATTTTGTTATTCTCTTATCAGTAAAACTTTGAGGATTGACCATAATAAATGGTTTTGCAGCGGGAACTACAGGGTCAAACTTATTTTTATCTACAAGTTGTACTACAAAAAACCCCCCAGGACGCAACCAATTGTAAATATTTTGAAGAATAGCATTTTTATTTTTATATTGATAAAAATTTAAATTCAAACATAATATGTGCGTAAATTGTGATTGACTAAATGTCATTGCTTCTAATGGATTCGCTACTTTGAATGGAATAGATGGATACTCTTCTTTAGCATATTTTACCATAGATGTCGATTCATCAATACCAGTAACCTTTATTTGATCTTTGTGAAACTCATTTGCTACGTGACCAGTTCCACTTCCAATTACTAATATATTACTTTCTGTTGTAGGCTTTGTTATATTCATTATACTTCCTACTTCATATTGATTTGCGACTTCTCTAAAAAATAGTTCATCATAAATATTCACATAAAAGTCATCGTATAAATTAATACCTTTTTTAACAACAAATTTTTCACGTTGATTTATAAATCCTTCTCGCTTTGGTTGAATTTCCTTATAAATATTTACTAAAATAAATATTATAGCTAAAAGAACTAACAAATGAAACCATACAGGCATTTTTTTTAAGCTTCTCTCAACTCTATTATAGATTTTACTTAAATTCATAGTGTATATGTATAATTGTGTTATTTTTTTTATATGAAAATTTATATGAATGATGTGGAAATTAATGATATGAGAAATGATATACAATTTAAAGGAATTACATTCTCAAAGTTTAAAAGAACCGACGCTAAAAAAGAACTACTAAATAGTCTAAAAAATGGAAAAATAGAAGCCGCTTTAAACTGGAGTGCTGAATTCATATGTTGCGGCTTATTTATTGAGTTATGGGATATTATACTCTTTTTTCTAGGAAAACATATACATTTAGGTAATCCTAAACTACCAATTTACTTAGAATTGCGTTTTAATAATTTTAAAGAAGTTGTTCAAAATGGTTATACTGGTTTTGAAATTAATATGCGAAATAATTCTAAAGTTAGAAAGCTTTTTGGCGAAATTATTACCGTTTTATGTCAATCAAAAAAAAAGCATTCCATAGAAAGTATTACAATCAAAAAACAAGAAGAATTTGATATGACTTCCATGTCTTCAAGACTTAAAGCTCCTAATGTGACATATGCCACTAGCATTTTTAAAAAAGATGATCCTAAAGAATTGTTTATTGCAATTAACGAATTCATGTATCATATATCTAATGAATCACGTAATTCATTAGAGGCTTGTTATTGGTTTGAATGGATTGTTGAATTTGAAAATTTGTGCAAAAAAAAGAAAGAATTGTGTGTATGTGAGCGAAGAACGTTTGTTAGTGCTGATGAAAAATTTCAAAAAGAACCCATTTGGATTATATGGGATGCTTTGTTCTTTACAAATTCTACCAATAAATGTGAAATTACCAAAAAAATTCTCAAAAGTATTTTTGAATTATTCTCTATACGATATACCGCTGGATCTAAAAAGAAACGCAAGTATTTAATATATTTTGCCATTTCAATAATTACTGACACGTTTAATAAAAACGTAAATATTATCGAAGATATACCAATGGTAGATAATGTCACAAAAAAAATAGACCTCATCTACAAGGAAATTAAAAAGAACGAAGTGTCACCAGCAACTGATTATTTATTCACAGGTGTTGAAAAATCGAACAAAGAGAAAACATTTGAAAAATTAGAAGCAATGAATTCTATGAATACTGTAATTAGGAAATAATTAAACAATTGTTCTTTTTGTTCGTCCATCTAATATTTTATACCTAATATTTTATAGGTGAACCAAGTAACTACATAATACAGTATTCCACCCCATAACATATCCAATGCTCCTATGAACATGTTATAATTTTTAAATATAGCATAATTTGTAAAATCAAACACACCATAAATACATAAACCCAATATAAATGCATCATTTGGTGATTTTCTATCCATGATTATAAACTTGTATATCGCTAATATCATCAATATATACGCACCGATTGCACCGTATACATTCATTTTCATATCATCAGTTTGTATCTTCTTTACCATTTTATCAAACATAGGACCACCTATATTTGTTAAATATATACTATCTAATGCAAGCATAGAAAACGCAGGAATAATATAATCCATTTTATATTACGGATTATTTTATTTTATCGTATTATTAAAATAATATTTATATATAACATTTTTATATAATGAATAGTACTAGTAAAATCCCATCAGGTATTACAAACGATATCAATTCTACACCTATATCTAAAGATACTTCTAGTTCATTTTTTGGTTCGTCTTCTGCTTCATCTTCTCCATCGTCCGAATCTATTTCTTCTTCTAAAAACGGGTTTTTTATGAACGATGGAAAAACAAATTATATAAAAATAGGTCTAGTCATTATTATACTTCTATTTTTCGGTGTAAACATTTTTTCTTATTTAGGTGATTTTCTCCAAAAGCTAAAAGAAATAGCAGCTCCTTTTTTTAAAGATATTTTAGAAAGTTTAGGTTACGCTGTTACTGAAACAACAAAAGACGTTACTAATATTGCTGCTAAAGGTGCTAAATTAGGTATTGATGTTGCCGCAGGAACTGTTGAAAGTGGTGTGGACGTCATTCAAGGACAACTCGATTTGGAACAATCAGGAAACTCTTCTCAACAACAACAATCTTCCAAATCATCTATATCAGCATCTCTAACATCTGCATTAGCTAATGCTGAAGAAAATACTGAACCTTTACCTGATGATGCTATGAGTTCTACCCAAAGAAACGGTGCTGGAAAATCAGGGTACTGTTACATCGGCGAAGATAGAGGATTCCGTAGTTGTATTAGTGTATCAGAGAATGATACTTGTATGTCTGGTGACATATTCCCTTCTCAAGAAATTTGTGTTAATCCTTCATTGAGAGAATAATCGCATAAATGAAAACATAATTCATTAAATAATTGAATTATTTTTTTCCTATCCTACATTCCTTTACGTTGTAACTTCTCCAATCTAAGTTGTTCAATATATTTATTAAATTGGACCTCCTTATCTATTGTAGCTTGTCTATTATTATATCTCTGTTTAGCAGTATTTTTTGCGGTTTTTATTATTCTTTTTTCTAATGGAGTTTTAACAATTCTCTTCTTCTTATTTTTAGATATTTGTTCTTTATCTGGTCTATAAAACTCGTCTGATAATCGTGAGTCATCAGAATATTCGTCAGAAATAATTTGTTCTGTGAATGATACTTTTTTTGGTTTAGAGAGGGATATTGATTTTTCTTTTATTATTTCGGGTGGATTGGATTTACTAAATCCAGTTCCACCACCTCTTTTTTTAGATTTCCTAGATTTCCTAGAGTTCCTAGAGTTCCTAGATTTCCTAGATTTCCTAGTGTTTCGGGACACCATTACTATACTATATAGTTCTAAAAAACTAGAAGTTAAAAAAATTGAAGTTTTTTCCTCATATTTAGTATTACCATCCAATTAACAATCAATCGAAAATAAGCGATGTCTATTCAAAAAATAAGAAGAGTTACATTCAACGAAGTCGTTCGTTGTGCGCACATAGTTTACCTGGAAAGTTCTCAACTTATTGAGAGAGAATCAAATAAAGTAGAGGAGCTATGTTCCATTAAATTGAAAGCAAAACCTATTGTATTCAAACCACGAGGACGGATTTTGCCTAAAAATAACAATAAGTGGTATTATAATTATACCATGTCAGAACCACCTGCACCAACTATAGTAAATGGTTGGTTTGTTGATTTGAATATGCGGATTCATTTCGAAACTACGAAGGGTGATGTAATCCGGACAAGTGTTATTACATCATTTGATGGCAACACGGTCACTACATTTTCAGGTTCCGTTTATATTTTAGGAAAGATGGACATACTTATCCACTCTCGTATAGCCAACTTGAATATATCGGAATCTGATCCATTATGCGAAGAAACATTGCCTCAACTCATTAATGCTGCTCACGATATTTACGGCGAAAGTATCGTTTACCCAATTAGAATGTAATATAATGTAAATAACACACGATAAATAACAAAAAATAAAAATAAACTCCCTTTTTTGTTTATTATTTTTTTCCCATTTTGCCAACAGGAAATCCATTCATACCAGGTCTCCACCCGAACTGCGGCCATTTATTATTACCTGCCAAATATGTTCGTCTAACTATATAATTGGTTAAAGGAACTGATGGATTATTTGTAATACGACGAACCGGTCCAGGTGTATCATTTTGATTAGTAAGTGCCCAGTTTATACTTGAACCAGTACATTCTAGAACCGTATTATTTAAAGGTAATGTCTTAGTATTTGAATTTGTATAAGTATCACTTTGAGTAGCAAACGATTGACCTCTTTGTCTTCCAATACCTCTAGCTAATCTTGAATAATTCTGTTTTTTTGAAAATCCAGCACTATTATTTTTATATTGGAAAATAGTTGCTTTGCGCTTTTCACTTAAATCATCTCTAGTCATAGTTGTCCCGGTTAAATCTACACAGTCCGTATGTGCCCTCGTCCATTCTACTGTTTCGGCAGCAAGTGCCGGATTCCATTCACATCCATTGTTTATTATTTCTATATATACAAAAATAGCACCTTCTTTACCATTTCCACCAAAAGTAACAGGATACGGAGGAAAATCCGGTTCAATATAAGACCCTGTTCCCGGTTGTCCTCCTCCACCACCACCTCCACCATACGCAATGCCGTCTATTCCATTACCAGATGAGTCGATACCTGCTCCCAATACTCCTCCTACACCATTACCTCCTCCTCCACCCTTGTAAGGATTGGGTGGAGGTGGAAACGTATCGCGTGCATCTGCTCCGCCACCACCTCCCCCAACAAATATAAAATTATTAGGGTAGTTTTCAATGGAACTTGGGACCGAATCAAAACCAGCTAATCCATTACCACTTGGGTCAGTACCAATATTACTCTCAACCACTCCATACCCACCTGCTCCACCAGAACTACTAATTATGGGAGTTACTCCAGATACAGTTAAATTACCGGCCGCACCCCCCACATTACTGTTATAATATCCTGCTCCACCACTCCCACCACTAGCATCAATATATTCCCCTGCAGAAAACGTAACACTACTATCTCCACCAAGAGCTCCTTTATTATTACCTGCGGCACCAAGCCCACCATCACCAATTTCGTATGAATACGAAATATCTGGTGAAACATGATAACTAATCTGTCCAAATGCTCCAGCACCGCCGCCACCACCTGATGGATATGCTGAAGTAAATGGTGTCTCTCCCGTATTATGTCCACCACCACCACCACCTCCGCCACCACCAATGACAGTAAAATAGGTATTATAATTATCTTTAAAAGTAATACTACTACCAGCTGTTCCTAATAATCGAAATGAAATATAATTGGGTGTTTCATTATAATCTGAATAACTTGTTGCAGTAAAATAATCACTAGCTGGCATATAATAATAATTGATATTATTGTTATTATATTTAATTTATATTTAAGGGTTATATCCATCTCTATTACCCATAAAGAACCATCTTAACGATAAGTATTTGGGAACACTGTCCATTAAGTTGTTTCCAGTCATTTCAAGATTGGGACCAGCATCAACTATTCTTTGAATTTGAGCAGTTCCTAAACCAGAGTTGAAATATCTCAAGTCGGACATATATCCAGAAAATCCACCATTCATAGCAACGTGTACATCACCGTAATTTTGCTTGGGGACTCCCTTCATAATTAAGCGTTTAGCAAGTTTGCCGTTAATATATGTATCTAATTGATGATTTTCAACTCTAATTTGGACACAAACCCATTTATTAATAGGAATATTATCAATAGTAACTCTTTCATTAATATTATTGAAAGTGTTCATAACTACTACTAAAGCATTTGTATTAGGGGCAATATATAATCCAGGGGCATTATTAGGTTCATTCATACCGATGGGTTCATTCGTATAATTAATATTATCATTGCCTTTGTGGAATACATGTTTGTATTGGCCTTGTTGATATACTAAATCATCAATGAACATCCATACAGAGTATGTAAATTCAACCCCGTTTTGTTCATTATCAGATCTCATAATAGTAACAGCATTACTATCAGCAGGGTCTTGGGGAATTATTTGCATAGTCTTGGCATCAACCATACCCTTAAATAAATAGGGCGACTTGTTATAAGAGAATACCCATGATAAAAGTGAAGTAGCCATTCGAATACCAATTACAAAAACGACTAAAATTAATAATAAAAAAGCAACTTTAGCTACTAAACTATTCGATTCTAAAAATTCTTTAGTTCCAGAAACTGCTTTATTATTTTTAAAACTATCAAATGATCCAGCACCAGAGGAAATTGTTCCGAATTCTGACATATCTATATATTATACGTAAGAAATTTAGATATGAGTTTATATTTCAATACTTCCTTGTTCGGATCCATCTTTTAAGAACTCTACTTTGACACTATATGGGAAGGAACCACCAAATCCCGTACCACCATAGCCTTCTCTATAGATATTGTATGCTTGTTGGGGGTTAAGAGCATCACCATAATAACGGATATTTGCAGTATATCCAGAGAATCCTCCTAGAGGTGTTACGTAAACAGGTGCGTTATTCGCAATTTTAGCTACACCTGGTAATACGCATGTACGAACTAATTTACCATCGATATAAACATCTAAAGTTCTTCCGTACAGACTGACAATTACATTGACCCATTTTTGAATAGGAATATTTGCTACACTACAAGTATGTGTAGAAGACTTGTCTGATTGAGCACTAGAGTAAACAGTTGTTTCTATCTTAATATTGTTTTCAATTGCTCCTAAAACAATAGAAGGGGAAGGATTTAAGTCAGAATCTAATCTTCCTAAAACAATCTTGGGTTCGCCATATCTATAGCTCCAGTCATCGACATATAACCAAGTAGAATAAGCAAAGTTAGAAGCGTTAGATTGTTCTAAATCTTCAGCATTAATTTTTGTGACCTTTTTTGCGTCTTTAAGACCATCTATTTTACTGGAGTCTCCCATTAACCATCTAATAATAATAATAGCGAGTAATACTACAACAACACCAATTATAATACTTTTAACGTTTACCATCTTTAATATATTATATTGTTAGAAGTTTTCTAAATTACTGGTGGATTTAATGATTTAACAGAATTATATAACCAATTAACCTTCCCACTAGTTATGCTGTCATTATAATATAAAACATTACATATACCACCATGTAAGCCGTTATTTGATCCAGATATTATTTGTGTATTATCATTATATGGAATAATACCTGGATTTGTGGATACTAATTCATTATTAATAAATATATCCATACTTTGTCCATCATAATTAATAACAATATGATTCCATCTCTGCATTTTAAACTCTTTAGATTCAAGAAGTATTTTTTGTTTATGCCCTTCAGTTTCTGTTATAATTTTGAGTTTATTTTTTAAAACATTGAATAGTATATTAGGTTTATTACCAATATTTAATAAAGAAGTGTATTCATCGTAGTTGGGGTTTGTTTCGGGTGGAAAAGAGTCTAAATAAACCCATGATGAGACCGCATATTTATATTGGAATTTATCGTCTTTAAAATTGAGTTTTTGAAATGTTCCTAGATTTTTTTCATTAGTCAAATTAACGGGATCTTTAATAAGTTGTGATGCGTTATGAACCATTACCTTATCCATAAGCCATTTAAACAGAAAATAAAATACAATTAGTAATATTTCAATAATAAAAATAATAATTATAGGCTTTGATGTAATTTGGTATTGAAATTTAAGATAGTCTACAAAATTAAGGATTAGACACGGGAAATATGTTAGAACTTTTGTTATTAAACCAAACCATGATGGTTTAGTTTCCATCGGTTCTCCACCAGAAACACTAAAAAATTTCATAGCCATTGCAACTAATCCAAAAAATATGAGTAAATTAATACTGTACATAAAAATTGTGCTAAAATTAGAGAATTCGGATGATAAGTTAAAGATAAAATAAACTACTGCTATGATAATAAATAAAGACACGAACGATGTGAGTATTTTTCCAAAATAACTAAGTGTATTAACGTCAGACTCATTTTCAAATAACTGCTTCCGTTTTTGATAAAACACATAACCCATTATGAGTAAAAATGCACCCAACATGGAAATAAAAATGCTTAGCCCAGAATTACTATTATTGATAAGTTCATATGGATTTGTAGTAAATACAGTGCTCGCTATGATAAAATAAATTAATAATGTTAGTAAAAATATAAATTCTGACTTATAAAGTAATACATAAAAACTAGAAATTTGGTAAATGTATAATAGTGTATTGATGAATTTTGAATAAATGTTTTTCCCGGATGCATCGTAAACTGGTAGTGCCTTTTTTTCAGTAGAGTTAGTTTTATCAATTGGTGTTGGTATTTTTTTATTAGTATTCATTTAATAAATCGTTAGAAATAAATTAAAGATTTTCCATCGCTGTTTTTTTTCCATGACAATCTCTACATAAAGCTACTAAATTGTCTACATGGTTAGATCCACCGTGTTCTAATCTTATTTTATGATCTACTTCAAACCATCCTGGTAATTGTATTTTACAATGTCCACATTTCCAACTTTGTTGCGCTGCAACGAATTTCTTTTTTGTTTCACTTACACATCTTTTCGTGCCAGTTTTACCAGACTCCATAACTCTATTTACTTGATGTTGTTCATTAGATGTCATGAATGGTGTTTGGTTTGTAAAATCAGTAAATGGTGTAAAAACATCTAATGATGATTTGGCAGTAGGCATATATTTAATAATATTTGTTGCTTGTTGGATAAGTGATTGAGATTCTCCTGGATTTTTCTTTATAAACAAATATATACTTAATCCGGCAAATGCAAAGCCAGCCATTTTAAAATATTTTTGCCATGATTGCAATAATTTAATATAATTTCCATCATGATATGTATTTGCTATAAAAAATCCGGTTATTGCTAAAATTAAAACTTCTAGCTTCATATAATATTAATAAAGTTTTTTTTATAAACATTATATTTTGGTTATTTGTGTAATAATCTTAGTGACGTCAGCTTCCATCGATTTCTTGGTTTTTCTTTTGGATTTGGATTTGGATTTGGATTTAGATTTAGATTTAGATTTAGATTTGGATTTGGATTTGGATTTAGATTTAGATTTAGATTTAGAAAAACTATTTGTTTGAGTAACCGATGTAGGTGACATTTTAAGTTTTTTTAGTGAAAGTTTATTATCATAGTTTAATAATTTGGATAATTCTTCAATATCATTTGTCATTTTTTTAATATCTATTTTCTCTCCGCCATTACTATAAATGTTTTCAATTAGCAAAGATCTAATGCGATTAAGATATATTTTTTTGAGTTCATCATCTAATTCAATATTTTCTAATTTTGTTTCAAAAAAGTTGTAATAAACAGTCATCAACCCGAATACATCACTATTAAATAAATATGCTTTCATAAAGTATTCATCTAAATCAAACTTCATATCTGGAGTGGTGAATTTCATTAATATGTCGGTAATATAATCAGATAGATAGTATAGATAGTAACCATATTCGATAAGATTTTCTCTTTTGACTTCCGACAAAAAGGTTTCGTCGCTTATACCTGGAGAGAAAATCATATTAAATAAAATTACATTGTCATCATAATAACCATAATATCTGGCTAATTTAATCAAATATTCATTGACTATATAATTACGAACATTCATTTTATTAAACAGAATATTACCATCCCTTACTCGTTGTAAAAATATATCATAGTTTAATTTAAACTCTTCGGATATAATCATAGATGAAAATGGCGTATTAAATTGTAAAGGTCTGTTAATAATTTCTTTTGGGACCATTCCATTTTTTACAACTCCTGCTAATCCCCAATCAATGATTCTAGCATCACCCGTTTTATCAACCATAATATTTCTATCCTTTAAATCATTGTGAATAACACCAGACTCGTTCATAGGTCGAACCGCATTTTTTAATAATTTAATAACCATATCATTTAATAAAAACATTTTCTCTCTAGTAATTTTGCCATCAACGACCAACCAATCTTTTAAATCTACACCAGCATTGGGCATATTTAATACGGTTAGTCCTGCTAATTTATTATTTACATTTTTTTCATTAATATTGTATTTTGTAAGAGCAAAACATTTTTCATCGAAATTAATCATATCATCCTTTGTTAATTTATCCGGTTTACATAATTCAACATCCAATAAATAATGCTTACCATAATTTTTAATTTTTGTTAATTTCTCTCTTATCTTGACGATCTCTTCCATTTCTTGTTTACCATGTTGTTCAATAGACATTTTACTAACACCACTTGTCCGGTCCTTCTTATTTTTACACTTTAAGGCAGGTTTAAATATGCATCCAAACCCACCTGATGCCAAAGCCTCCCCACCATTTCTACTTCTACCACGTTTTTTTGTCCTATTTTTTTTAATTAACTTATTTGGTTTAATCTTTTGTTTCATTTATACTGTAATGAGAATTATTTTTTATACAAGTAATATCCTCCACCAACTAATACAATAATAATTGTAACAAATAATAATTTCTTTCTGTATTTTATTTGCTCTCGTAATATGAGTTCCTTTGGTTTGTATAGTTCATAATATATATCTAATGATTCTGTTAAAGTTTGCTCATCCTTGCCAATTTCCACATTAATCTTATTATGAATAAAATGAATCCATTTTAAAAACGAATCTTTTCCTTCTAAATACGGTGAAACTGGATATTTGTCTAATAATTTACTAAAATTATTTCCTATATTTGGATGTGGTATAAATAATGGCAGATTTGTAATAAAATCATAATATTTTTTCTGTGTTGTTTCATTTGCTTTTAGTGGATATGATATTGCTAGTGTCATTAAAAAAAACCAGTAATGTGGACCCCATACAATTGGATCAAAGGATTTTTCTGTCATTAAAATTAAACAATATAAAAAGAATTTTAAATAAACATATAACGAGACAATGATTAATAACAATAATAACAATAATAATAATAATAATAATAATAATAATAACAATAATAATAACAAATCATTTAGTTTTTGTAATAATTGTGGAAAAACAGGGCATGCATTTCACAATTGTAAGCACCCAATAACAAGTATTGGTATTATTGTCTTTAGAATGTATGAAAATAACCTTCAATATTTACTAATAAGACGAAAACATAGTTTAGGGTTCGTTGAATTTATGAGAGGAAAATACCCGCTACATAATTATACTTATTTAGTGAATATTTTTAATGAGATGTCAAATGAAGAAAAAGATAAAATCAAAGTTTTATCATTTGACGAGTTATGGACATATTTATGGGGGGAACAAATTGGTATTCAATATAGAGGCGAAGAGAAAATATCAAAGGAAAAGTTCAATTTATTAAAAGAAGGTATTGAAAATAAAGATTCATATAATTTAGACAAAATTATAAATGAAAGTACTTCACAGTGGGAAGAAACTGAGTGGGGATTTCCTAAAGGGCGCAGAAATTATCAAGAAAAAGATTTAAATTGTGCTTTAAGAGAATTTGAAGAAGAAACTGGATATTTGCGATCTAATGTGAAACTATTACAAAATATTATACCATATGAAGAAATATTTACCGGTTCGAATATGAAATCATACAAGCATCGATATTTTGTAGGTTATATTGATTCTAGTATAACAACAACATATCAATATCAAGAAACAGAAGTAAGTGATGTAAAATGGATGTCAATGAAAGAGTGTATTAAAAAAATAAGACCATATAATTTAGAAAAGATCAGTATTTTAAATAAAGTAAATAAAGTTTTACAACAATATAGATTATATTCATAATATATAAGTATTATGGAAAAGCCAAAAAAGAAGAAGTCTGTAAAGTTAAAAATAACAAAGAACATTCCAGATTTAACTGAAGATAATATTGAATCTGTATTTAATAAAAATTTTGAAAACGTGGATATATTATTAGATGATTCAGATTACAATACGTTTTTAAATAAAAAGGAATTATTAGATAGACAAATAATTTCAGATAATGAAGATAAACAAAATACATTATACCCGTCATTAGATGATCCTAAATTTAATATAAAAATTGCTCTAAAGAAAGAATTCAATGACAATAAATACGATGGAACATTATATGAGATTGAAGAGCAAGCAACAAAATTGTGCGATGCTGATTTTGAATTAGTCCCTCATCAATTATTCATAAGAAATTTTTTAAGCTTCCAGACACCATATAACAGTTTATTATTATATCATGGTTTAGGGACTGGTAAAACATGTAGTGCGATTAGTGTATCAGAAGAAATGAGAACATATTTAAAGCAATTAGGTATTACACAAAGAATACTTGTTGTTGCCTCTCCAAATGTTCAAGATAATTTCAAACTACAACTATTTGACGATAGAAAATTGAAATTGATAGATGGGTTATGGAATTTAACAGCTTGTACCGGAAATAAATATTTAAAGGAAATTAATCCAATGAGTATGAAAGGTTTAAGTAAAGAAAAGGTGATTCGTCAAATAAATATGATAATTAATAACGCATACCTATTTGTAGGATATACAGAATTTGCAAACTATATTACAAAAAAATCGTCAGCTGAAGATGGTACTAAACTAGAAAAAAAGGAGATGATAAAAAAATTAAAGAAACATTTTAATAACAGATTGATAATAATAGATGAGGTTCATAATATTCGTATAGGTGATGAAAAGCAAGATAAACGGGTTGCTCAAGAATTATTAAAGCTTGTCAAATATGTAGATAATTTAAGGTTACTGTTTCTCTCTGCTACACCAATGTATAATAGTTACAAGGAAATAATTTGGTTATTGAATGTGATGAATATGAATGATAGACGTTCTACAATTGAATTAAAGGATGTGTTTGATAAAAATGGAAATTTATTAATAGGACCAGATGGAAAAAATATAGGTGAAGAAATAATTAGACGTAAAGCAACAGGATATGTATCATTTGTACGTGGTGAAAATCCATATACATTTCCATATAGAATATTTCCATCGCTATTTTCAAAACAAAATACGTTTAAGGAATTACCTTATCCAAGAAATCAATTAAATGGTAAGTCTATTATTCAACCACTAGAACATTTAGATGTCTATGTAAATATAGCAGGTTCATACCAACAATTGGCATATGAATATATTATAAATAAAATAAGTGAAAAAGCAGGTAAAACAAAGGCTGGTCTACCTAGTTTTGAAAATATGGAGGCATTTGGATATACATTATTACAAAAACCACTTCAGGCACTTAATATGGTGTATCCTAATAAATTGTTTGATGAAGGGAAAGATATAGACAGTAAAATATTATTAGGATCTGAAGGTTTAAGAAAAACAATGAAGTTCACTGAAACAACTAATCCTCCCACAAGAAAAAACTTTGAGTATAGACCATCATCGTACGGAAATATTTTTGCATCAGAAAATATTGGTCAATATAGTTCAAAAATAAAGGGTATTACAGATCAAATATTGAATTCAAATGGTATTGTCTTGATTTATAGCCAATTTATAGACGGTGGATTAATTCCCATGGCTTTAGCATTAGAAGAAATGGGCTTTACACGTTTTGGAACAAAAACTTCTAATCTATTTAAAAATGCCCCACATAAACAGATAGACTCCAAAACACTATTAACAAAAGATCAAATGGAAAATAAAGAAGAATTTAGTCCTGCTACTTATACTATGATTACTGGTGAAAAGGCATTATCACCAGACACTGTATATGATTTGAAAAATTTAACAGACGAAGACAATAAGTATGGAAAAAAGATAAAGATTGTCCTTATTTCAATGACAGGAACAGAAGGAATTGATTTTAAAAATTTGAGACAAGTTCATATACTAGAGCCTTGGTACAATTTAAGTTTAATAGAACAAATAATAGGTCGTGCTGTGAGAACGTGTAGTCATAAGTTGTTGCCGTTTATAGAGAGAAATGTAGAAATATTCTTATATGGAACCATATTTTCTAATAGCGACTACGAGGCAGCAGATTTATATATTTATAGATTGGCTGAATTTAAAGCTGTTCAAATAGGTCGTGTAAGTAGAATATTAAAAGAATCTGCTGTAGACTGTATTTTAAACATTGAACAAACAAATTTTACAGAAGAAAATATGAATACAATAGTAAAACAAAATTTATCAAATGGCAAAGTTATTGATTTTCCAATTGGTGATAAACCAAATACTGTATCATGCGACTATATGGAAACGTGTAATTTTAAATGTAAACCATTTAAATCTATAGAACCCGAAGATATAAAATTAGATACTTACAATGAATCCTTTATTTTTATGAATACTGAAAAAATTCTCCAAAGAATTAGAGATTTATATAAAAAAAAATTCTTCTATAAAAAGGAAAACTTAATAAGTGAAATAAATGTAGTTAAAAATTATCCACTAGTTCAAATCAACGCAGCATTAGATATATTAATAGAAGATCAAAATGAATTTATAACAGACAGATTTGATAGATTAGGTCATTTAGTAAATATAGCTGAATACTATTTATTTCAGCCAATAGAATTAGATAATGAACATATAAGCATATTTGATAGAAGAAATCCTATTGAATATAAACGTGAGCACGTTGTTTATCCACTGAAAGATATAGAAGAACCTATAAAGCTAAAAACACAATTAAAAGAGACGATTGATAAACAACCAAGTAGATCAAAAATAATGGATGATATTAAGGGCTTAATTAAAGATTCTAAACAAGAGATCGAAATTGTAGATAGGGGTATAGATAATTGGTATACATATGCTGCTCTACTTAATCATACAAAATATTTAGAAAACAATTATAACATAAGTAATGAAAGATATGATACTTTAATTATACAACACGTTTTAGAGTATTTGACATTTGGTAAAACGGAAGAAGTATTAAACTATTTATATTATACAACTGATTTAGACGACATTGACAGAAAACTTAAAGAATATTACGATACACAGTTATTACAAAATCAAGACGTAATAGGAATAATAATACCAAAAGATAATAAGCCAGTTCTTCTAGTTAAAGGCAAGGATAATTGGTCGTCTGGAGAACAATCAGACTATATTGATTTAAAATCGGAATTGAAACAATTAATTATACCGACCCCTCAAGGATATAATACCATTGTAGGATTTATCACTTCATTTAAGAATGACTATAATATATTTAAGGTTAAAAATATGGAGGATAAACGAAGTAAGGGAGCGAGATGTGACCAGTCTGGTAAGGCTGACTCTTTAAAATTATTAAATAGCATATTAGGAGAAACTAAATATACGCCTGTAAACACCAAAGGTAGAAATAAAGTAGAATTTTGTATTTTACAAGAATTAATATTACGAAATAATAACATAATATATACAGATAAAAAGTGGTTCTTAACTCCACAAGAGGCAATTATCAATAATATTGAAAAAAGATCTTTTTAAATAAAATTGAATAATAATAAAGAAATATTATTATTATATATTATTAGTAATGGAAACTCCAATGGTTGTCAAAAAAGATATGAGAAAAAAGAAGGAGATTGGCGTTTATATGGTTAATTTATTAACCAGAAAGATCCACTTGAATTTTAATAATGTTGGTAAAAATTTAAAGGAATCGCTAGAGAAAAAAATAAGAAAAGAAATTGAGGGAAAATGTTCTATAGAAGGATTTATTAAACCAAACTCAACTAAGATTGTTTCGTATTCTAGTGGAATATTAGTTGAAAATCTAGTAATGTTTGAAGTTGTATTTGAATGCATGGTTTGTTGTCCTGTAGAAGGTATGCATATTAAATGTAATGTTCAAAATATCACACAAGCGGGTATTAGAGCCCTGGTTAAGGATGAAATATCACCAGTTGTTGTATATATCAGCCGTGATCACCACTATAATAATAAATACTTCAATACTGTAAAGGAGGATGAATATATAACAGTGAAGGTTATTGGACAAAGATATGAACTTAACGACGCACATGTAAGTGTAATTGGTGAAATAGTTGAACCAAAGTCAGATAAATATAAGAAAAAACCAAAACTAATTATAGAAAATGCTTAAACACAATTTAAATTATTAACACAATGACAGAGTTAAATTGTTTAAAAGAAAGTATAGAAGGATTGACAAAGTTTCATCAAATTGAAATATTGAAAATATTGAAAAAAGATATTTCTAGTACATTAAATGAAAACAATAATGGTATTTTTGTAAATCTAACAAGTATACAACCCAACATCATTGAAGATATGAAAAAATATTTAGAATATGTCTCGACACAAGAAGATCAATTAAATATTGTTGAAGATAAAAAATGCGCATTATCGACTACATATTTTAATGATGATAAAGATAATAAAGACAATAATAGTATATATGTAAATGAACAGCATGCTTCAAGCGAAAGATAATTTTTTTACAGATCTAGAAAATAATATGCTTTCTATTAGAAATATATCTAAAATACCAGAATACAATATTATTAAAAAATTGCCGATTAATAGTATTAGTAATAGTGATAAGAAAAATATTATAAATAATGTAAATAATATTTTTTATCCAAAACAGCGGGATCAATTATTTTGGATATTCTATGTTATTTTGAATAGCGTTTATGAATATGAAACAACCCATAATTATTTTACAAAGGAAAAGGAAATGAAATTTAAATGGATTGAAGATTTTAGAGAAAAAAAGGAAATATTTAAACCAATTAAAGTCAGTCGTAATGCCATAGAAGATGAATTGGCAAATAAGCCAAAAATTTCATTACATTGTATTAAAGCCCTATGTCATTTACACAACATTAATATTTTTTATATTGATAATAAAAAATTCTATGAAATGATAACCGATGAAAACAATCCTGTTTATGTCATTGAAAAGATTAATCATAAATACGGATTAAAAGATAATGTATCCAAGGAAAATTTAGATTATTATAGAATTCATTATTGGCAATTAGAAAATTTGGACAAGCCTTTAAAAGCAGTTTCTAGTTATAAAGTGTCTGACCTAGCATCAATTTGTAAAAAATTAAATATTATATGTGAAAATATGACTAAGCAAAAAATGTATCAAGAAATAATGCGATTTTTATAGTGATTAATATAAAAATTGAATCAATATAAAATAATATGTCCAGAAGTATATATACAATGCCTGAATTTAATTCACAGCAATCATTTAATAATATTATCAATAAATATTTAGAAAATGTAACAAACACAAGTGACGGAGATCCCGAATTAGAAGTCAGATTTGGAACTAAAACTAGGGATAAAAGAAATATCATTCATAAAAAACCCATTACTAAAATTGATTTTGACAACGTTATTAAAAAACTAAAATCTTCTGGATTTCAAATGAGTACAAATCAGCATACATTAAAAATTACACCTCAATTTCTGGATAAATCGCGGGGTATTGAAAAGGATTCTAATGTTCGGGTTGAATTGAATGGTCTTCGTGATATTCAGCAATATTGTAATACTGACTCTCTCAATGGAATCCATCCGATATTTAATCAAAAGAGAAATGCTGGTTCCAGGGATGATCCTATCTGGCCAGTTGATGTCGATGATTACAATTTTCGTGTTTCTTTTCAAAAAGAGAATGTAATTGGAGAATCTAGTTCATTTGCCAAGAATATCAAGGATTCATGGGAAGATAGTAAAAAGGTGTTTCGCCTTCTTAATAGAGTTTCATTTGAACATCCAGATTATCCTCTACGCATTGATCTAAGTGTTGTAAAGGAAAGTCATTCTGAAAAGACAGAATATAAAGGAAGATCCCAGTTTAAATTAAAGCCAGAATATTCGTTTAATTCTGCCAAAGTAACAGAAAATCGTGAAAAATATGAAATTGAAATTGAAGTGAAAAATAGAGAGGTTGGTGCTGGCACAGAATTTAATGATGCAACCAAATTAGCAAAAGCTATTAGAAAATGTGTTATTTATGTTCTATCCGGACTTCAAGGAACAAACTTTCCAGTTTCATATGCAGAAATACAAAATGTAGGAATTCAATATCTAAAGCTTGTTTTTGGAAAGGACTATCATCCAGGTCTTAGAATGATGCCCAAGAGCTTTATTGGTCCCAGTTCTAATACACTCCAAAATAAAAATATTACACTATTCGATGAAGATGCCCAATTTCCAAACGTCAGACAGAATTATACAGTTACTGACAAAGCAGATGGTATGAGAAAACTGCTATACATTAATAAAGACGGCAAGATTTATCTAATTGATACAAATATGAATATCCAATTTACAGGAACTGTAACAAAGGATATTGAATTGAGGGAAACTATCGTAGATGGTGAACATATTTTACATAATAAAAAGGGTGAATTTATTAACTTGTATGCCTCATTCGACGTTTACATTGTAAACAAAAAGGATGTCCGTAATAATCCATTTATTCCAAATGAAGATGAAACCTCTGGAGACATCTTAAATAAGTTTAGATTACCATTACTAGTAAATATCATTAATGGAATGGGTGCGGTTTCAATTACAAGTGGTGGATTACCTCCACTCCGTATCGAGCATAAGAATTTTAAAGCAGATAATGTCAATCAAAGTATCTTTAAGTGCTGTCATACAATCCTAGAACAAGAATCCTCAATGGAATATATTATTGATGGATTAATCTTTACCCCAGCATACCTAGGAGTTGGTTCAAATAAAGTAGGTGAATCTGGTCCAAAATTCAAGAAAACATGGGAACATTCTTTTAAATGGAAACCCCCTAAATATAACACAATTGATTTCCTAGTTACTACAAAGAAAGATGTAAATGGTGACGATTTTGTTGGAAACATATTTCAAAATGGAGTAAATGCTCAAGCATATGACCAATTATCACAATATAAAACACTTATCCTTCGGGTAGGGTTTGACGAAGGTCAACACGGATATATTAACCCTTGTGCTGATGTAATTGCTGATAAATTACCAAAATATGATGACAGTAATACAAAAGAAAACAATTATAGACCAATGCCATTTTATCCATCTAGTCCAGTTGATTCCGAAGCATATCTGTGTAATATTATGTTAAAAGAGGACAAAAATAGTGAAACGCAACTATTTACAATTGAAGATGACGAAGTATTTTCAGATGGAATGATTGTTGAATTTAGTTATGATCTATCAAAGGACCACAAATGGAGATGGATCCCTCTAAGAGTTAGATATGATAAAACTGAAGAATATAGAAAGGGCTTTCCAATGTATGGTAATGATTACAAGGTTGCTAATAGCAATTGGCATTCAATTCATAATCCAATTACTAGACAAATGATTACTACTGGCGAGAACATTCCAGATAGTATTTCAGATGATAATGTGTATTATAATCGTAATACCGGCAAATCTGAAACAAAGGGATTAAGAGATTTTCACAATTTATTTGTTAAAAAAATGCTTATTACTAGCATTTCAAAAAGAGGAGATACGTTGATTGATTATGCTGTCGGACAAGGCGGAGACTTTCCCAAATGGATTAATGCAAAACTATCATTTGTATTTGGTATTGATGTAAGTAAGGATAATATTGAAAATCGTATTAGCGGTGCTTGTGCTAGATATTTAAATTATCGCAAAGATTTTAAGATTATGCCATATACACTATTTGTTGAAGGTAATTCACAATTTAATATTAAAGATGGTGAAGCATTAAAAAGCGAAAAAGGTAAACAGATCACCAATGCTATATTTGGTGAAGGACCTAAAGATAAGGAGAAATTAGGCCCTGGTGTTTATAGACAATACGGCAAGGCATCTAACGGGTTTAATATTAGTTCATGTCAATTCGCATTACACTACTTCTTTGAAAACAAAAAAACACTAAACGGTTTCCTTAGAAATGTAAGCGAATGTACAAATGTCAATGGACACTTTATTGGTGGATGTTACGACGGAACGAAGATATTTAATAGCTTAAAATCTGTAAACGAGGGCGAAAGTGTTTCTATTATTCAAGATAGTGGTACCAAAATTTGGGAAGTGACAAAAGGATATACCAAAGATTATTTCGATGAAGATGACACTTCATTAGGATACGCAATTGATGTATACCAAGAAACCATTAATAAAAAATTTAGAGAGTATTTGGTAAACTTCGATTATTTAACGAGAATGATGGATAATTATGGTTTCACACTACTTACTAGAGATGAATGTAATGAAATCGGAATTCCTGAAAGTGTTGGATCATTTCAACAATTATACGGTCTTATGGAACAAGAAATTAAGAAAAATCCTAAAAAGAAAAAAGAATACGGGTCAGCATTTACAATGAATAGTAAGGAAAAACAGATTTCATTTTACAACAACTACTTTATTTATAAGAAAATCAGAAATGTTGATACGCGCGCGGTTTATAATACTATGATAGGTAGTTCTAAATTACAAGAACAAATGGAACAGTTAGAAACTATTGAAGCACAAGAAGCGGCCTCAGTAACAAGTGAGGAAAAAAATGAAGAGAAGGCCAAAGCTCCTAAAAAAATCAAGCGAAAATTAAAACTAAAAGAAGTTAGCAAATAGTTCGTAAACTATAAATGTAAAACAACCTAAAAATAGTTGTGTAGTATTATTATCGCTAATGAGCTATTTTTTATTCCCAGAAATTCATTATAACATAAATAATATTAATATTAAAGGTAATGATGAACCAATTGCAGATTATAAACTAAGTGTCAGCTTATCACTTAATAGTTATTTAACTACAGTTAAACAACAGATTAATGATAATTGTGACACTTGGGACCATATTAAAAAATATACTAACCCATATGAATTTATCCATACTATTATTCCAAATAGTAAAAATTCTGTAAGCAAATTAAAACCATTATCTAGATCATTTTATAAGATGATAGAAATATCTAATCTATTACATTTACTAGACGATTATAAAGATATAGATATAAACACTTTTCATTTAGCAGAAGGACCTGGTGGATTTATTGAAGCCATGACATTTATGAGAAAAAACGAGAATGATAAATATAATGGTATGACATTAGTAAACTCCGATCCAAATGTACCTGGCTGGAATAAAAGTAATTTTTTTCTAGAGGCTAATAAAAATGTAAACATTGAACGTGGCCCTTCAGGAACAGGTGATTTATTTGACGTAGACAATTTAAAACATTGTCTTAAAACATATAATAATAGTATGCATATCATTACAGCAGATGGTGGATTTGATTTTTCAATTGATTTTAACAAACAAGAAATATTAGCTACGAATTTATTATTTGCTCAAGTTAGTTTTGCCATTGCTATGCAAAAAACAAACGGTCACTTTGTATTAAAAATTTTTGATATTTTTACAAAAACAACAAGTGATATTATCTATTTATTGTCTACAATGTACAAGCACGTATTTATTGTTAAACCAAGTACTAGTAGAATGGCAAATTCTGAAAAATACATCGTTTGTAAATATTTTAAAGGAACCAATCCAACCCTCATAAATAAAATTATTTCTCAATTTCATAAACTAAAGGAACACGAATATATCGCATCTATTTTAGATGATAATCTTGATTTATATTATTTAAACAAATTAGAAGAATATAATGCAATTTTTGGACAACAACAAATAGAAAATATTTCTTCGACTATAAACTTAATGTCATATAAAAATAAAAATGATAAGTTAGAACTCTTCAAGAAAAATAACATTCATAAATGTATTCGTTGGTGTGAAAAACATAATGTCCCTCATAATAAAACACAAGTTACAAATAATATTTTTATGAATTAAATATATTTAATAATTTATATTATTTCAATAATGTATAATGAATTTCTTATTGAAATATTGGAAAAAAATCTCACCTCTCGTTAAAATGGGACTTGTATTTATACTTGCTATTTGTATTCACATGTTAGTTGTTAGAAATGGTGTGGAAAACTTTGGTAATCCCAAGTCATGTACTTATTACTATATGACTAATTGTGGGCATTGTAAAACATTTACACCTGTTTGGGATTCATTTGTCCAATCTTATAATGGTCCTGTTAAATTAAGAAAGGTGGAAATGAATGATGCCAAAGCTGATATGGAAAAATATAATATTAAGGGATTTCCTACTATACTAGCAATCGACGAACAAGGAGAATCACAGACATTTGAAGGTCCTAGAACATCTGAAGGTTTAATGTCATTTTTATCCTTATAAAATATGATTACGCTATTGTAAATACTTTCTATATATTCCCTTTTTTCTTCAATATTGCGACACTTTGTAAAATTATATAATTATTAATTTAATTACAATAAAATTGATTCTAACTAATTACAACAGTGTAGTCATATATACCAAGTAATTATGGAGAGTTCAACCCACCAAACTAAATTGTATTTTGATAAATTTTATAGAGATATGTCTCGATTTGTAATGAATCATATTCTTACAACTATCGGACTACTATTTATAGTAATTTCTAGTGTATTTCTAGTTGCCTCTTATTTATGCATTACTGGTTCAAATTATATTGAAACTTTTAAGAATGATTATGGAGTTCACTGTGATTATACGGATATTCAAGAATCGCTAATTGATTTTATACAATCTTCCAAGGATACTATATACTACTACTTTGGTATTATTTACAATAATGATGTGTTTATCAAGCAAGAACATATGGAAGAAGATTCTTCTGATAGTGATTTGGAATATTGTTCTGATAGTGATATCGAAGATGTTACAGAACAGATTCTTCTAGAAAAGGAAATGAATAAGATTATTGTTGATCTATCATCAGAAGACATACCACATACACCAGAAATTCTAAATGAATTAGGTGCTAATATTATGGAAGATATTATTGCTGAAATAGAACACACAGAAAGTGATAGTGAAGATGCTAATGAAGATAGTGAAGATGCTAATGAAGATAGTGAAGATGCTAATGAAGATAGTGAAGATGCTAATGAAGATAGTGAAGATGCTAATGAAGATAGTGAAGATGCTAATGAAGATAGTGAAGATGCTAATGA